AAAAAGACTTATGAATACTACATGGATTCTGACGACAAGTTCCGTCAGGACATTCTCCATGTCCGCGCCATTAGGGCGCGCAAGGGTTCGATGCGGGAGACCGGCTCGTTTGAGGAGTTCTGCCCGAAGTACCTGGGCCAGGACGTGTTCTGGCATCAGGCTCAGTGGATCGACCTGCTGGAGGGCAGGGAGCCGAGGGATCTGCACCCGGCTGAGCACTACGAGCCTGCCAGGCCGGAGCTGCTGATCGTCAACACCCCGCCGGAGCACGCGAAGTCTACGACGATCACCGCCAACTACGTCACCTACCGGATCTGCAAGGACCCGAACATCCGGGTGATCGTGGTCAGCAAGACCCGGGAGATGGCGAAGAAGTTCGTCTACCAGATCAAGAACCGGCTGACCCATCCGAAGTACCGCGAGCTGCAGGTCAACTTCGCCCCAGCTGAGGGTTTCAAGGGCGCAGCGGACGCCTGGACGACAGACATGATCTACCTGGGCGGCGACACCCGCGACAGCGGCGAGAAGGACCCGACGCTGCAGGCGCTGGGGATGGGCGGTCACATCTACGGCGCCCGCGCCGACCTGATCATCCTCGATGACTGCGTGGTGCTGAGCAACGCGCACGAGTTCGAGAAGCAGATCGAGTGGATCACCGCTGAGGTGCTGACCCGGCTGAACGACAACGGCAAGCTGCTGGTGGTCGGCACCCGGATGGCGCCGCAGGACATGTACGCCGAGCTGCGCGACCCGAACCGCTGGCCGGACGGCTGCCCGTGGACCTACTTCAGCCAGCCTGCGGTGCTGGAGTTCGCGGACGACCCGAAGGACCGGAAGACGCTCTGGCCTAAGAGCAACATCCCGCGCCCCGGCTGGACCGAACCGGCTGACGCGGACGGGCTGTACCCGGCCTGGGACGGCCCGGCGCTGTACCGCCGCCGTGGCGTGGTGCAGCCGCGCACCTGGGCGATGGTCTACATGCAGCAGACGGTGCTGGAGGACGCGATCTTCCCGGCCGAGGCGGTGAAGGCCAGCATCAACGGGATGCGCCATGCCGGGCCGATGCCGCTGAACGCGACCAACTGCCGGCCGGAGGGCATGGAGGGGCTGTACGTGGTCGCTGGGCTGGACCCGGCTGGCTCCGGGCACACCGCGATGTGCGTGCTGGGGGTGGACCGCAGGACCCGCAAGCGCTACGTGCTGAAGGTTGTGAACGAGGCGGGGCTGACTCCGCTGAAGATGCGCAACCTGATCAAGAGCCTGACGGAGCAGCTGGGCATCATGGAGTGGCGGATCGAGAAGAACGCCTTCCAGACGATGCTGAGCCAGGATGAGGACATCCGCATGTTCCTGGCGTCGAGGGGCTGCCTGCTGAAGGAGCATCACACCGGCAACAACAAGTGGGATGTGGACTTCGGTGTGGCGTCGATGTCGATGCTGTGGGACGGCTGGGATGACGACCGGCAGCTGATCGAGCTGCCCAGCTCCATGAACGACGAGGGCGTCAAGAGCCTGATCGAGCAGCTGATCACCTGGCACCCGGAGACTAAGAACAAGACGGACTGCGTGATGGCGCTGTGGTTCGCGGAGATCCGGGCCAGGGAGATCGTGGACACGATGCAGGGGCGCCACTACCTGGACAACCCGTTCTCCACGCCCTACCAGCTGCAGCGCCGGATGGTGGTCAACCTGGACGACTACTTCATGGCGCAGTGACCGTAGAGAGGAGTCTGGCATGTCGATCCCCGTGCTCACGTTGATTCTTGTAGCCGCTGTCCTGCTGGTGCTGGTTCTGCGCCGCTGACAGCACCCCGGTGCCGGACAGCGGGTCATCTGTCCGAACACTCAGCAGGGTAGAGCAGCCGGTAGCTCGCCAGCCTCATAAGCTGGAGGTCGTGGGTTCGAGTCCCACCCTTGCCACAAACAGAAGACCCCCCACCCGAAGGTGAGGGGTCTCTGCGAGGGGGTCTGTGTCAGGCAGCCATCGGGCTGCCCGCGTCACGCCACTTCTTGATGGTGGTGGGGGACAGCCGCCCGCTGTCCTTGACGCTCAGGCCGTTGGCCTTCGCCCACGCCCTGCAGGCGTCCTCGTCGTAGGGCACCTGGTGCTGGCTGACGGCCTGCCGGGTGCGCATACCGCCCCGCTGGGGCCGCGAGCCGGTGCGGGTGCCGAAGCCCGCCCTGCGGGCCTGCGCCGCCCACGGCTCCATCGCCTTGTCCAGCTGGGCCTTGTGCTTCGCG